GTAGTATGCAAGCATATTGCACATTGTGAAAATCTATATAAGTTCTTTAAAAAGAAACTGGGCGATGCCTATAATATTGCCTATGTGCATGTTAATACTCCTTCTAAGTTAAGACAACAAATAATGAAGGATTTTAGGGAAGGCAAAATAGATATCCTGGTATCAACTACAATCATTGCTCGAGGTAAAAACTTTCCTAAGCTTAGGTATTTACTTAATGCAGCAAGCATGGATAGTCAGGAAAAATCTATTCAGTTTCTTGGTCGTTTGGTAAGAACCGATAAATCGAAAAAGAAAGTATACCTGGATGACCTTCATTATCCTGGCCCTTATTTAGATAGGCATGGTAAGCATAGAAAGCAATATTATCAGAGACAAGAATTGAAAGTAATACTGTTAGATAAGCTATGGAAGAAACATCCTAACCATAGCCTTATTAAGAGTTAACTAGAAGTACTATGAGTATTTACTTTTTCTCCGTAGGAGGAAAAGAAGATTACAATTAATAAGCATATAGGCATTATGAATAATGATAAACTAATATGTATCAGAGATGAGGATGATACTAAACTAACTACTCTTTTATCAGAAGGTTGGAAGATAATTCAAATCTCTGCATCAGGTATTTATTGCTGGGTACTCTTAAGGAAACCCAATAACACTAAAAAGAAAATTAAAGGCTTTCAGTGATGGAGAAATATATTTTAATTACAGCGGTGGTTATTATGATAATAATACTCGCTTTAGACTTCATATTTTCTAAGGATGGTTATCAATGTCATTCATGCAAGAAACGTTTTCATAAAGAGGATTTGGAAATCAAAGGATGGCATTTCAAAGAATGGGTCTGTCCTAATTGTAAACACATTAATTATACTTATGATGAGGAAGATTAAAGAATGGTTTAAGTCTCTCATTGTTGGGGAGGTACCCAACCCTAAACATGTATTCAACTGTAGAGATTTGATATGGATATCAAGCTTGGAAACTTCTCAAAATACTCCCGAATGCTTTACTCATTATTTCTATCTGTACTGGAGTAATGGTATGGTAGTCAAAGTATGTCAAGAGAGCCATGATAGAAATTCATACCAAGAATTATATAAACTCAGGGAACTATTTATTAATAACATCGGTTATTCCTATGTTCCCATAGAAGATAACAGTGAAATATACATTTATTTATAAACATAAAAAAGACATATAATGGCTAAGAAAAAGAAACAACTTCCTGACTTATCGAAGCAAGATATCCTTACTCCCATAGATGTTAGTACTCTGGGAACTAATGGAGACCCTTGCTTCGGTATTGGGTATGACCTATCAACTAAAGAGTGTAAGCTATGCGGAGACTCAGAATTATGTGCATTCAAGATGTCTCAGAACTTGAATATCACAAGGAAAGAGCTAGAACAGAAGAATCAATACAAGGATTTGGATGTATTAGAAGATACGGTTGGTATCAAGAAATACATCCGAGGCTTGATTCGGAAAGGGAAAGACAGAAAAAAAATTATCTCAAAGACAGTTGAGAAATTCGAAGTACCCAGAAAACGTATTAGAGAACTTTATAAAGAGTGTATTAAATAATGAAACCAATAGAGATGATATGGGCTATGTTCAAGATATACCTTAACAACCCAAATTATTTTGTAAAGCAAAGTGATGTACTTGCTAATTTGTGTATGGAAGGTTCTACCGATGTAATCAGAATGTGTAATTCATTGGGAGTACATGTTTCTAGACCCGAGAAATTAACCTTTGGACAACTTTTACGTAAATGCAATATATTATGAACAGATTCAGATTTATCAAAGTAAGGGAGGTAGTATCTCCCAACAGAGCAAACCCAAATGATGCTGGGTTAGATTTTTATGTACCAACCAACTTGACTTCAGAGGATATCCACTCTAAGAATGAATTTGATTCAGGAGGATATGATTTGGATATACCCTTTAGTGAATCATTCGTAAGGCATATAGCTTTAAAACCAGGTCATCGTATACTTATCCCATCAGGTATCAAAGGTTTGCTAGAACCTCCTGCATCTATGTTAATGGCAGCAAACAAATCTGGTATAGCTACTAAGAAAGGGTTAATCTTTACTGCCGAGATAGTAGATTCTCCCTATGTTGGAGAGATACACATTGGAGTATACAACACTTCTCAAGAAGCCCAGGTTATTGAGGCTGGCCAGAAGCTGGTACAATTTATTCATGTACCTATCTATATTACTGAACCAGAAGAGATTCAACAAGAGGAATTTTATACTGAATCCCAGATGTGGGGAAGTAGAGGAGGGAATGGTTTTGGTTCATCAGGAAGTAAATAATCATGGACATCAGGAATATAAATGAACAAGTGCCTCAGGTAGAAGAAACTGAGGCACGGATATTACAAGAAATGTATGTTCTTGGGATAGAGCAATTCTCTGGGTATAAATCCATAGAAAAGCTACCAGATTACCCATTAGATATAAATAATCCAAAGAGCCAAGTTATTCTAAAGGATTTTATTGGTAGAGTTATTGAAGAGTTAACTGAAGGATTCGAATCTACCGATGAAGTAGTATCTATATATCGTGATTATGGATGGAATAATGATTGTTTAACCTCAGAGGAATATACTCAGGTATTAAATCATCTAGCAAATGCAAATGAGGAACAAGCAGATGCCTTGGGATTCTTCTTTACTTTGCTTTTGTATTCTAATATATTGCCAGAAGATATATTAAAATACCAAGATGCAAAGAGTTTATTTGAGGTAATGGCAATTGGAGTCAAAGACTTACTCATCAAGTACCCAGACCATCGAAGTGTAAGGAAATACCCTATACTAAGTCCAACTGATTGGGCAAGAGAAGATAGAGCAGAATATGATAAGATAGTTTCTTATACCCCAGGTTTTCATGAAATGAGCGAGATATCTCATGAAAATGAGAAGCTATATTTATGGGAAGTAATATATGAACTTAATAAAGCAAGGAACTTCCTTAAATGTAGACCCTGGAAACAAACTCAAGTGATGACCAAAGAAATAGATTTTCAGGAATCTTTGGTAAAGTCATTCTATCTCTATATGGGATTTTTAGCCATGAATGGGTTTACTCCTTGTGGATTATTTAGTTTATTCTTTAAAAAACAACGTCTCAATTTATGGAGACAAAATACTAATTACTAGCATGTCAGGATGGAACCATAAATTAGAGGGACTTCAACTTAATCCGGAGGAGTCCCTCCATTCGTTAGAATTTGCTACTTCACAAGAGGCATGGGAAAAACTCAATGAGGGATTCCTAAGATTAGAGCCTGCTTTATTTGCAAAGGGGGCTATTGCCAATAGTGGGGTAGCAGTAGTGTATAACGTATTCATAAAGATACGCAATGCCTGGGTAGACCCAGAATTTGATTATGGGAGATGTTTCAATTATAAAGAAACTAAGTGGACTAGCTTATTGAATAACTACATAGACTTTAATAAGCTTGACTTGTTGCGTAGTAAACTGAGAGTACTGAGAAATAAGTATAATCAGAATTACAATATAACTTATATGTTTAACAATCACCATGATAACGGTAAACAATGTCTAATAGCTGCGACTTTTTCAAAACGATTCGGGGAAGACATCCCAGTTATTACAATGGTAGTTCGGGCTTCGGAGATTACCAAGAGGTTAATATTCGATTTCCTATTAATTCAACGAATGTCAGAGTACGTATATGGGCCGGACCAGTCAGTACAAATCAACCTATTTGCGACTCAAATGTACGGAAATGTGGAGACACTTCTAATGTATCATACCCATAAACCTTTGAAGAAGGTACTTAAGGGGGCAGAAGAGAATGCTTGGAATAAGAGAATAAAAGAGATATGGAAGAAATTCCAAAAGGGTACAGAGAAGGAATTCTCTTCATTCAAGGTATTCTTTAGAAGTTTTAAAGTGCTCAGACCAGATTTATATGAAGAAACATATAAATCAATGAAAGCAAAAGAATTACTTCTTGAATACGAGGATATAGAATATCCCGAGAATGTAATCTCTTACTCTCAACGTAAAGCTTATAAAAAGAAACTTTTATTAAAACAGAAGAACAATGGAAGCTAAGGAATTTTTAAATCAGAAGCGTATAGGATTAGTAAACAAATTCTATTACCAAGTTTTAGAGATTAAAAAGAACGGGGGAGAACCAGATATACCCTTGTTATTAAAAGAGGTAGAGGATTTTGATGATTTTGTATATCGCTACTGGCATATGACCTGGGTTAGTTCTACAATGTCATACAGTTAAATATTTATATAATATGAGGATATATTCTAACAGTTTTGAGTTAATGTCCGAAATGGGCAGAGAACTCAACAGTTATGGTCAACTTGTAAAACCAAAGACCTATCAAAATAAAGTCATTGAAGGTAATGAGGATTTTATTACTAAAGAACTCATTTGCCAACAATATTGCTTAACTTCATTGGGAGACCCGGTATGGTTATTCGTATTCTCTCATTCAAGAGAATGGGCAGATGCAGAGTTCCAAGAAAGAATATCCCCTAATGATATAAATCCAGGAGAAGCTTGGAAATTAAGAAAAGATTTATGGGAACAATTCCTTGATGAAAAGGGTATGTTCGATTACACATACAATGAGAGAATGGGTGAAGTATTAATAAAAGATTTAGTTCGTCTTTTAAAGAGAGACCCAGATACAAGAAAAGCAATTATACCAATATTTGATCATGATGATACCTTATACTATGGTGGTAGACAACGTATTCCTTGCTCTATGTATTATGATTTTCTTATTCGTCAGAATGGTAAGGGGGAGAAGGTATTACATATTTGCTATCACCAAAGAAGTTCGGATTTTGCCCAACATTTCGGTAATGATATTTATTTAGCTTGGAGATTAATGGAATACGTAGCTCAAGAAGTAGGTGTAAAGCCTGGTTATCTATATCATACCATAGATTCATTGCATATATACAAAAAAGATTGGCATTTCTTATCTTGTAATTTAGAGGATTTGAAAGATGAATACTAAATATTCAAATATAAAAGGGTACCCTGGATATTATATATCTAAAAGGGGTACCCTTTTTACTTCTCTTAAAAGGGTAGGAGTTAAAGGGAAAGGCCATGGTAGGAAAGGTACTACTACTGTGATTTCTAATACTTGGAGAAAGAGGTTGGTATCATTAACTTCTAATGGGTATTTACAATGTACTTTGTTTAGAAAGAGGTTTTATATACATAGGTTAGTATATGAAGCTTGGATTGGTAATATACCAAATGGGTATGATATTGACCATATAAATGGTATAAAAACTGATAATCGAGTATCTAATCTAAGAGCAGTTCCAAGGTCAGAAAATTTGAAACATAACTATGAGTTAGGTTTTAGGGGTTCTAATTATATACATACTTTTTCTGATAAAGAAAGGAATTTAATAATGATAGACCATAAAGAAAAGGGTCTTAGTATAAAGAAAATATCTCTTAAGTATGGATATTCTAGGTACTTTATTCATCAGGTATTGAAAGGAATTAGATAATGGAAACAAGATATCACATAATAAGAAACAAAAGAGAGTTAAAGAAACTCATTGCCTGTTGTAAAGCTACCGGATATGCCAGTGTGGATTATGAAACTAATGGTTCACCCATATATAATGGGGGTTTTAAGCCAACTATACTCTCAGTATCCTGGATGCCAGGGTTTGGTGCTTCCATTCCTTTAGACCATTTCGAAACAAAAGATTATACATCTCCAGGGTGGAATTGGAAAAAGATGCTAAGGAAATTTGGGGAAGAGGTAATTGAGAATTATGAGATAACCAAGGTTGCATGGAACTGGAAATTTGATGACCAGATAAACCAAAAGTATCGAATATTCTATAGAGGTACTTGTTTAGATGGTATGCTTGCAAAATATCTACTAAACGAGGAAAAACCTAATGATTTAAAATCAATGGTAAGAAGGTATTTACCAGAGTATGGTAATTATGAGAAGCAAGATGCTTTCGATAAAATACCTTGGGATAAAAAAGAGTTAGACCCACTTTGCCATTATGGATGTCAAGATACGGATTATACTCTTAGGTTAATGATATTCTTTGAAAAGAAGCTGATTGACCTTGGTTTGTACAGTACCTTCAGGAATTTAATTATGTCTGCATCAAGGGTACTCACTTCAGTAGAGAAGAACGGTTTGTATCTAGATAGAGAGTTCAATAATCAACTACTGGAAACATATAAACCAAAAATAGATGCGGCTAGACAAGCTATATATGATTTGCCAAGAGTAAAGAAATTCGAAAAGAAGTATAACCAAGAAAAGATTGATAAATATATTCAGTCTATCGAAGCTGAACTTGAGGAGCTAGATTATAATGATCCAAAAGATAAACGAAAGATTGTATCAAGGGAACAGAAAATCTCAAATATCAAGGCTGGTATATTCACAACTAAAAAGGAACAAGAATTGATAAGACCTATCAATTTGGGTAGTTCAGTTGATTTACCTGCATTGATGTATTCGGAAGAAGGTTTTCATTTTGAGGTAATTAAGAATAATGAATCCGGTAAACCAAGTACAGATGAAGAGACTCTTACTAATCTAAGGTTAACCGTTAAAAAACCAGATTCACCTAAGGCAATTTTCCTTGATAGGCTTCTTGAATTACGAGGTTTAGAGAAGATGTATAAAACCTATATAAAGGGTTGGAATGAAAAAGTTCAAGATGATGATAGATTACATGGAAGATTTCTTATTCATGGGACTACAAGTGGAAGATTATCCTCTGCAGAACCCAATGCTCAACAAATTCCCAAGACATCCGTAGACCCCAATATTAAATTACAATTAAAAGCTCCTAAAGGAACCTTATATATTGCTAGTGATTTTAGCCAGGCAGAATTAAGAATTATGGCTCATCTATCTGGAGATGAAACTTATCTTAATGCTTTTAACTCTGGTCAGGACCCTCACTTAGCAATTGCTGCTACTAAATATCATATACCCTATGAAGAAGCTCTTAAGATATATGAGGATGAAAATCATCCAGAACATAAGATATGGAAGGTGAGAAGAAAGCAAGCTAAACAAATTGCTTTTGGACTTATTTATGGAATTGGTGCAAAATTACTAGCAGTAAAACTATCTGACCCAAAATCTGGTATTATAGTTACACCAGAAGAAGCCCAAAAGGAAATGGACATCTTCTTTGGTCAACACCCCAAGTTGAAGACCTTCTTGAAGAAACAAGAGAAATTCCTTAGAAAGAATGGGCATCTGGTATCATTATTTGGGAGGAAAAGAAGATTACCCCAAATATATTCAAATGATAAGGGAGAAGAAGCTTATGCTTTGAGATTAGCATTAAATTTCCCATGTCAATCAGCAGCATCTGATATGTGTTTATTTGGAAGTATTCTCATATACTACTTAATGAGACAAGGTAAATTACCCTCTACTAAGTCTGTATGTTTGGTACATGATGCTAATTATCAGATTACTAAACCAGAGAATATTAATATTTGGAGTATATATGAGATGTGGCAAATTTATAGGAACCCATTAACTAAGCCATACTTCGGCTTTCAGATAGATGATGTCACAATGGACATGGAGTTTGTTATTGGTAGGTCAATGGCAGAAGAGTTACCTTTTATTCCGGGTTATGATTATAAGAAAATGTTAGAACCTGATTTCTCAGTAGAAGAATATATGGAAGAACATAAGAAATATAAACACATACCTATTTCAGAGTATAAGAAACGTTTTAACAAACAAATGAAGCAATATGAAAAAGATTTTGAACGGACCCACGGTATGGAGAGCTAAATGCCCAATATGTGATTGTGAATTTGAATATGACAATAGTGAAACTTTTGGGGTTTATAAAAAATCGGGCGATTATTTTAGGATAGTACAATGTCCTAATTGTAAAACTAATATAAAGCATTCAGATTCAGTATCTACCATTACAGGAGTGAAAAGAGAAGATACTATGTCTACATAAATAATATAAATTTATGGAATTATGGCAACACAGAAAGAGATTGATAATGCAAGCAAATTAACTGCCCTTACTTATATGGTTGCAGGTTGCTTAGGTTATTCTATCGAAAATTTACTTAAGTATTTAGATGGAGTTAATCTAAGGTTGAGTGGACAAGAAAAAATGTTACTTAACCGATTAAAGACTCAGTTATCTCAAGTACAAACTAATCTTACTACTTTAGAGGGATTGGCTTTTAAAGTGATGGCTACAGATGAGGATGGTAAACTTGCTTATGAAGATGCCACCCATATTTATTGGGCTGCATTTTTAGCATTACTCGATAGAGGTGGTACCGATAACTTATGCGACTTAAGATTAATGGCTTTGGTAGATAAGATAAGCATCTATAAATCTCTTCTTAATTTGCCGGGTATGAAACTCTCTTATCAAATGGCTTTTGCTCAAGTAACTAAAGCAATAAGTAAGGGGGAATTTAGTAAAGAAGACTTTAAAAACCTATTAGAAGTTTATGAAGACGGAACTGAAAAAACTAAAGGTTAAATTTGAAGGTAAACTTATTGAGATTGATATTCAAAAAGAATTGTCTATCAATGAGAATATCATTAATTCTCAGCTACGAGAATCTCCTTCTAGTTATTATGTACTTGCTTCCCTGAGAGATAAGTATATAAAAGAAAGAGATGCTCTAGCAAGGGAAAAGGATGAAGCCTATTCCAATGCTTGGGTATATTATAAGGATGCTAATGAAAGGTGGAATAACGAATATGTTTCTCATAAGGCAAATCTTAACAAGAAGTATTCTTCTATTTATGAGAGATACTTAAAAGCTGTAGAAAAAGCAAATAAGTTCATAGCTATATGTAAAGCTTATGAGAGTCGGGAGAATATACTAAGAACTATTAATGCGAATCTAAGAAAGGGTTAACCCATTGAACTATAATTAATTACTAACTTTTAAAAACAGTATTAGAATATGAATTATTCAATGACATTTATCTCACCTCTTGTGGCTGAGAAATTTAATCAAGAATTACCTGGATGCCCTACAGAAAATCGGGTACTTATTTTATCTCCAAAGGAGGTAAATCAAACTAAATCCGGTTTGATTATCCCTGAACAAGTAAAAGAGGGAGTTCCTCGTAAAGGAGTTGTAGTAAAGAGTGGGGAGATTACCGAAGAATACAAAACCTACCGAGAATTGGTTGCTGTAGGTAGAATAGTTACCTATGGTTTGTATGCAGGTAAAGAACTTGAATTCGAAACGGACAAACTATCTCCTGCTCTCAAACAGCTTTTAGAGAAAAACGTTCTTACCGTATTGAGTATGAACGAAGTAGTTTACTCAGAACCGAATAATTAAAACTAATCATTATGATAAAAGACAAGAAGAAAAAGAAAGTTTCATCAGAGGGACTTTCTACAAAAGAAAAGATGCTAGCTAGAAAGAAACAGCTAGAATCTAAGGGAAATGGTAGTGGGTTAGTATATCCAAAAGAGGGAACTCTGAGGATGAGAATTAAATCTCCGGGTGATGACCAAGAATTGGGTATCGAAATTATTCAATTCTACCTGGGTGGCAATTTGGGAGGAGTTATATCTCCGGCTACTTTTGATGAACCTTGCCCATTTATGGAGAAGTATCAAGAATTGAAAAACTCTAAGGATGAAGACGACAAGGAACTTGCCAAGAATCTGGTACCAAGAAGAAGATATGTTATCGGTGGTATCATTTACTCAGATGAAAAGGGTAGTAAGGTAGATTACGAAGGCAAAGATAAGGGAGTTTTAGTTCCTCGCTCAGTATACCAGGATATCATTGACCTTTACCTTGATGAAGATGAGGCAGGTGATATGACAGATCCAAAAACTGGATACGATATCAAGGTAATTCGTTCCGGGTCTGGTAAACTAGATACCACTTATTCTGCTCGTGCTTGCAAACCAACTAAGTTGGACAAGAAATATCAAGGTACAATTGACCTTGAGGGGATAGTTCGTTCTCAAATCAAATCCTATGATGAGTTGGAAGATTTACTTTCACAGTATCTAAACGAAGACCATGGGGATGACGATGATGATGATAAATCCAAGAAGAAAAAGAAAAAGGGAGTTCACAAAGACCATTACATGGAAGATGATGAACCCAAGAAAAAGAAAAGAAAATACAAATCGGATATTTAAGGGTTAGTAATATGGTTTCATTCGAAGGTGGTAATTAGATTCGTTCTGTTATCACCTTCTTTAGTTTAAAGACATTACATTATGGCAAAGAAATCTAAGGTTGGTTTAAAAGTACCAACAGCAAATGAGATGGCAAAGAAATATGG